CTAATTGGTTTGCAGAAAACCATACCAGAGTGTTTGTTTATGACGTTAGTGACACTGCGAACTGGGGGCCAACATCTCAGGCAAACGCACCGTGGAGATGGAATGGCGTTAGCGCACTTGTTGAAAAAGGCGGAAACTTTTTTGAATACGTAAACTCAGTAGGTATTCCAGTGGGTGCTGGTGTGGAAGAAGTGCATTTCTCAGGCGTAGGATCTAACCTTCAAGGGGAGATAGGAGCGAAAATTGCACTGGGTGAAATTAGCTCGCCAAATCCTGTCAATAATGGCTGGGATATTGTTGATGGTACTGCACCCGCAGGAATGCCCTATACGCTTAAAAATCAAAACAGGACAGCATATCAAAGTGATGGCATTACTGTTTCTAGAGTGGCAGGAAATGTAGAGATTGATGCGACTGAAACAAAGATAACGACTGTCTCAGGGACTTTAGAGGCTGATATTGCCGTTACAACTGGAGATAGAAATTCAATCGTTGCAACAGACGCACTTGGAAACTTAAAAAGAGGAACTCCTACTTATACGGGAGTAAAGGTCTGGACGGGAACGACAGTGGCAACTCCGTCAGCCTCAAATTCTATTGTTATCGGCACTTTTCCTATGCTCTACACAGACACAGAGCGGTGGACTGGGATTGCGACTCTTGAGTCTTTAGAAATTAATCCGTCAGGGTACAGTACACCTTCAATAACTGCCCAATGGACACTAAATATATTTCCTGTCAACGCTTTTGGTGTATTGCAAATTATATCAGCAACACTCGGCTTGCCGTTTGGCCACGACCCCGCACAGGGGGCGCATAACCCACAAAGCCCTCCCATGCTGTCTATTGCCGCTGGTGGCACTTTAGCAAATGGATTGCAGCTTACGGTCACGGGCCAAATAAACTCTGGCACTACAAAGCACAGGCTAACTTATGTGTACAACGATATAAGCGGGATTTAAACAATGACAACTGCTGCATCACCTACTGCCTCAATAGCAACCGCCTCTGCTGGATCAGTTGGGCCTTTGCCTCCGTCAACTCCGATCACGGTGCAGCCTTCTGCCTGTTTTGGCTTGAGAACCGCAGGCTATGTAATTAACAAAGCACTCCTTTTGACAATGGTGCAGGGTGCTGATTCTGCTTGGGAATCTGACGAGTATGAGGACGCGCTTGATGCTTTAAACGATTACATGGCTTCTCTGGAGGGCCAAGGAATAAGACTAGGTTATCGCCGGGTCTGTAATATTTCCGACATTGTGACTGTATCCGACGGTGCTATTCGAGGGATTATTGCCAGTCTTGCCATAGAGCTATCATCACAGTTTGGCAGCATTGTTTCACCGGGCCTGTTTATGCAAGCCAAGGAAGGTATGCGAGCTATCCGCAGAGAGGCCATCAGAAGCGGTGTAACACGATACCCCAACACATTGCCCAGAGGGTCAGGCAGCGAGGGCTGGTATGGAAGCGGGTTTAGCCATTATTATAATTCATCGCCCTTTGCTACGATCTCCATGTCTGCCAATAGACGAGAGACTGAAATTTCTGTTGCGGCTGGAGCAGAGAAGGCTCAAGGAATATGGCAAACGCTAAGGTTTTCTGGCCTAGAAGTTGACGTTAGTGGCCGCATTAGAAACACTGGCCCAAGGGTTCGCGTACCAGTTAATGCTCAGTTCACACTGTCATCTCCTAGCGAAATTCTGACAGGTCTTGTGGGCTTTTCAAAGAACGGTTGGATGGATATTTACGTTACTACGCCAATTAACGTCACTCCTGTATCAGTTACTCTGGCTGGAACTATTACCTTGGAGTCTGGAGAGTTTCTGGATGTTGTTGTGGCTAATGCTGAAACAACTGTAAACATTACCTTATCGGACGCTGTTGTGAGGCTTGGCTAATGGAGCCTGTATCGCTGCCATTTGCTAACGGCTTCTATATGTCTAACTCTCTGCCTATCTCCGCGCAGCAGTGTGTGAATGTTTTCAGGCATGTCCCGGATGAGCCTGCACTAAACCAAGAAGCTCTGCTGGGTACGCCCGGAATATATCAGGCTGCAACCACAGGCCCGTCGGTAGCAGACATCAACCGTGGAAGTCATTTGTTTAAGGGCAACGCCTACTTCGTAAACGGGGCTTCACTTTTTCGATTAAACGCAGACGAGACAACGACCAATCTGGGTACGATACTAGGCAGCGGAAGGGTTACAATGGCTGCTAATGATACTCAGCTAATGATTCTAGTGCCGGGCGGGGATGGTCACATCTTTACCAAAGACCCGGATACACTGACCAAGATTTCAGACACAGACTTTACTGCCAGTGGCAATCCGCAGTATGTTGTTTTTCTGGACGGATTCTTTGTCTGCACAACTGATGCAAATAAGTTCATAGTCTCTGCCGTCAACGATGGCCTTAATTATAACGCTCTGGACTTTGGCTCTGCCGAATCATCGCCTGACGCTATTGTTGTTCCAATGGTCTACAAAAACCAGTTGTTTATTGGCGGAGAGAATACATTAGAGGCGTTCAACAATATCGGGGGCGCAGACTTTCCCTTTGAGAGAACAGGTCTTTTTTTAGATGAAGGTATACAAGCTCCTCTTTCAGCCATTGCTACTGAAAATATGGTTATGTTTGTTGGCGGGGGCATTAATGAGGGGCCAGCAATATGGGCCTTGCAAGACAACTTCACAGAGAAAGTATCTACCAAAGCCATAGACTCAATATTGCAGAGACTAACCGCGCTAGAGCTATCTAATGTGTTCTCGTGGTCATACGGGCAGTCAGGACACTATTTTGTTGGATTTGTCTTGCCAACAACTACTCTGGTTTTCGATGCTTCATCTGGCAAGTGGCATGAGAGACAGTCAAGAATCCTACAGCCTAGCGGAGCATTCGATAACTTAACGTGCAGGATAACTTCTGTGGTGTCTGCCAACAATAAGTTATTTGTTGGAGACTCTCAAGACGGGCGCATAGGTGTGCTTGATGAGGATGTTTATACTGAGTATGAAAGCGAGATTTTGCGTACATTTTCAACTCAGCCGTTCCAAAATAATATGAAGCCATTCTCAGTGCCATACTTGGAGCTGACAGTTGAATCTGGCGTGGGCAACACTGACGCACCTAATCCTCTGGTAAGCCTCCAGCAATCCCGTGATGGCGGAAAAACTTACTCTGATGAGCGATCCAGATCAATAGGAAAACTCGGTGAGTACAACAAGAGGGCCATCTGGAGGCGCAACGGTCGCGCTGCCCGGTTTGATGTGTTCAGATTTGTTATGTCTGACCCGGTTAAGTGTGTGTTTATTCAGCTAACCGCGCAGATTGAGGGAGTCTAACTGTGGCTGACTTAATCAATGTCGCAACCCCGATAGTTGAGGATAACAGGACTATTACCAATGAGTTTAGGGATTGGCTGTACAGGGTACGCAATTCAGCAGCAAAGGCATACTCCAGTTTTTATACAACAACTGGCGGCATTACGGCTATTGCGGCAACGCCATTACAGTTGGTTATTGGCTCTACGCGCATCAATTCTGGAGAATTTTCTCTGGCATCGAATGAAATAACGGTCAACAAAACAGGCAACTTTGACATCACGCTGGACTGCTATCTGAACAGCAGTGGGGTAGCCCAGAGCGAATACAGCGTGTATTTAGAGATTGATACAGGCAGCGGTTGGTCTGAGGTTACGGCAAGCCGGGCGGCTACATATCAAGGTGGCAATGATTCGGGGATGTCTTTATCCATTAACCTAGTCATGGCTGTTGCAAGCGGCAGCAAGTTTCGAGGTAGCGTGGTAAGGACAGACGGCAGCGGGACAGCAGGCTATCAAGATGATAATGGTACACGCTTTAGTTTAGTGGAGGTGTGATGATAGGGTTTATCACAGGCTTGCCAAGAAGCAGAACGAAATGGTTTGCTGACTACTTTGGCGGCCTTGTGCCTTCATTCCATGAGCCGCTAAACGGTATGCGCTCTAAAAATGAGTTCTATAATCTGGTGAAGTCGGGTTGTGTTATTAGTGACTCAGGATTGTTTTTAACTGATTTCCAAAAGCGGTTTTCCGATGTCCCTACAGTGATTATTGAAAGGAATGCAGAGGATGTGTTTGAGAGCCTTGTGGATTACTTTGAGGATCAAGAGTTCCCGCGCCCTAGCTGGAAGGTCACGCTAGAGCATAAAGCCGAAATAGACAAGATAAAGGGGCTGAGAATACCCTTTGAAAGCATTAACGACAGGCTAAAGGAGATACACGAACTTTTTAACATTCCCTTCAGCCAAGACTATGCCGATAAGATGACAGTGCAGAATCTACAAATACCTGTGCTTACTACCGATGTCGAGAGTTTTAAAGTGTGGCGGCAGATATGAGGCAATTTTCCAAGATATGCGACAATCTTGATGCTTCTTCTGCTATTGCAGAGATTGCAGCCAATGACCACTGGTTTGGCGAGCTGACTCAAAGGGCAGACGCGCAGAGCAGCCCACACAGGGAAATGCAGGATATTTGGGTAAGATATGCCGATGTCTCTGAAATGTTGATAACAGGCGATTTTAGCAAAATATCAGAGGAGCATGACTCTGTATGGCTCAAGGACATGCCTGCCGTGAAAAGCCTCTGCTTCGAGGTTATGGCACTGGTTGATGGGGAGAGGCTAGGAGGTGTTCTGGTGACTAAACTTCCTCCGGGCGGGAAGATATGGCCTCACAGGGACACAGGAGGCTGGCACGCTGAATATTATGATAAATATTACATTCCTATACAGAACAAGCCGGGGTCTATTTTTTGCTTTGAAGATGGCGTTATAGAGCCTAATATGGGTGAGCTGTGGCAGTTTGACAACAACCGCATTCATTGGGTTGAAAACAACACAGATGAGGATAGGATCGCGATGATTGTCTGCGTAAAGCAAGACAAGTATAACCGTGGCGGGGAGCTGGCGGCATGATACACATTGTTGGTGATGGCATTATTCCAGAGGCCCAGTGCATGTACGATGTGCGTGATGCCCTTGAGTTTGAGCAGGATGTCTACCTGCTGTCACATCTCGCCCCTGTTCTTGGTATTGAGATTAAAGGCAAGGTTATCTATAACATGGAGCCATTGTCAGATGATTGCAGGTCATTTAGCGTTGGGTATCTCGATGTATTGCGTCAAAACACTGTCATTGATTACAGCCAAGAGAATGTTAAATACCTGAAGACATTAGGTATCCGCGCCTTCTATATGCCATACGGCTATCATGATGGGCTAGTTCGCCCTGTAGAGGAAGAAAAGACAATAGATGTGCTGTTTGTCGGGAGCTTTAACGCTCGCCGTTCACGGCTACTTGATGGCCTTGCTGGGCTGGTATGGGTTACAGGCGTTTATGGTGATGACCTTGATAGAATGGTTGCTAAAGCAAAGGTGGTGTTGAACATACATTACAGCGACAGCCATCCTCTGGAGGTTGCTAGGATCAACTACTTAATGGCAAACCATTGTAATGTAGTGTCAGAAAAGGGAAACGATAAAGCTCTTAATGACCAGTACGCTGAAGGTCTGCACTTTTGTGAGGAAGAGTCGATTAAAGAGGTGTGCCTGTTTGCAGTTGACAACGCTATTGACGGTCAGGCATGTATTAAAAAAATCCCGCAGGACTGCACATCAGCCCAGCAATGGTTAAACAGTATTAACAAGGAGAACACACTATGCCGTGGACAGCAGCAGCAATAGTAGGCGGGAGTTTACTTTCATCGCGCAGCGCAGCAGCAGGCGTAAGAGCGCAGGAGAAACAAAACGAAAGAAGCGAGGCGTTTATTCGAGAGCAGGCTATTAACGCTCGAAATGATGCGGTTCCGCTATACAACGCAGCACAAGAGAACCGGGGTATTGGCACTCAGGCTGCCCTTGATGTTTTCGAGGAAACTGTGCCAGAGCAAGGCAGGCTTTTTACTGCGGGAAATATGGCGGCACAAGGCACAATGCTGGCGGGATTACAGCAGAGCAATAATGCAATACTTGGAATGCCAGTTGATTACAGCGGTTTACAGCCTCAAGAGTTTACGCCTAACTATGGCTTCCTTGAGCAAGGTCTTCCAGAGTTTTCAAACCCAGAAATACGCCAGCGATTAAACGCTGGAGATGCTGTAGGGCTTAACGGGAATGTTGTTACAAATTCAGAGTTAAAGGCGCAGCAGGACGAGGCCCAAGCCATTGCAGACGCTCAAGCTGCTGCCGAGGCTCAAGCTGCTGCCGAGCTGTCTGGCTATGGTTGATGTGGATCGCCGTTAAAAAATGTATTTATATTAGGTGTGGATTTACTAGGAGTATATAAGAATGCAATACAGCAATAACTGGGGTGGGCCGCAACAACAAGGTCAGCAAGGAAACTATCAGCCACAACAACCGCAACAGGGTTATGGTATGGGCAGTCGGGCTGGCTATTATGGGCAGCAGGGACAAGGGATGCCATACGGAAACAATGTTCGTCCAACAGTGATGCCTCCGGGTCAAGGGAATCAATGGCGCGGCCAAAGACCTACATTTGGCAGTGGCAATGGGCTGAGAGGCAATAACAACCCGATGGCTAACATTGACTGGCAAAACCAAAATCGACCAAACCCTTACGGAGATGTAAGTAAGTGGGATGCTAATGCTTGGCAGAATATGGTTGGTCAAGTTCAGCAAAATCAGCAAAATGACCAAGACTTTGGGAGTCCGGGTTCTCAGATACGGGCGCAACAACAACGTGGCGGTTATGGTCAACCCGGTAGCTACAACGATAATAGGATGGCTAACCGGCAGATGATGCAGCAGCAAATGGCATACCGTCAAATGATGCAACAGCAACAGCAGATGCAACAACAGCAGATGCAGCAACGTGGCGGTTATGGTCAGCAGATCGCCAACGCCATGACTGGCAGTAGTGGTCGAGGTAATTATGGTCAACAGCGGCAAATGATGCAGCAGCAGATGCAACAACGAGGTGGTCAAGGCGGTTATGGCAATGGCACAAACCGAGGCATGGGATTGCCGGGCGCGGGAGGATATAATCGCAATAGAGGCCAAGGCATGTCACAAAACGATGTTGGTCGCATGGCTTCTTTAGCTGCATTATCTGGAGGTTTTTAACATGCAGTATTCTTACAATGGGCAGCCGCTTTACCAAGGTGGATACCAGCAAACAGGCCAGTATGTCCCAATTAATGCTGGCGGGATCACAACTACCGAGCAGGGCTATACGCCACTAACGGGTCTGATTGGCTCTGAGCAAGCTCAGTCACAAGCTCTAGGGGCAATATTAGGCGGTGCTGGCGGCGGCGGGTATAGCAATAATATTAGCTACTCTGACCCAACAATTAACCGCACCGGAGAATACCAAGATATTCAGGATTCTCTAGGTAATTATGTAAGCGCAGGAGAAGGTGCATTGGGCTTGCAGGGCGCTCTATCAGGCGCACAAGGGCAGGAAGCCTTTGATGCAGCCTATCTTGATTCTCCTGTTCAAGCATTTTTAAGGGAGCAAGGTGATCGTGCATTAACGCGAAATGCCGCAGCTACCGGCGGCACACAGGGCGGAAATGTGCAGAGAGAGCTTGTTCGATACGGTCAAGGAATGGCTGGCAGTCAACTTCAGCAGCAGATTGATAACCTTGCTGGCATGTCTGGTCAGGGGCTTTCCGCTGGAATTGCTCAAGGTTCAAATCTTGGAAACATGGAGCAGATAGAGGCCAGCCTCTATGGAACAAACATTGGCTCGCAAACAGATATGGCAACAACTAATTCTACTAATGCAGCCAGAAGCCGTGACGCTATAAACCAGCTAATCTACGGGACAGGTCAAAGCATAGCCCAAGGCAGAATGAATGCTGGTGCTGGAATGGGGAGCAATATCTACGGCACAACATCTGCGCTGGCAGACCTGCAAAACAACCAAGGGTCTGGGCTGTCGAATATTGTCGGCACTGCTGGGAACAATCAGGCGGGGCTATATACTCAGCTTGGAAACAATAACGCGCAGTCACAAGAACAGTTGGGCGTAAATTTAGGTAATTGGCAGACAGGTTCAGCCGGTCAGGTTGGAAACCTTACAGGGGTAGGCCAGTTCCAAGGCAATGCTATGGATGCTTATGGCAACTTTCTCTCAGGAGCAGGCAACGCTTACAATGCTTGGCAGAACCGTCCACAGGCTCAGCCTCAGACAGACTGGGGGACGGCTCCTTCAAGCGGCATTTGGGTTGAGCCGTGGCAAAGCTACAATTCTAACCCCGGCGGGTCGATGGTAAGCTAACAGGAGATTAAAGTGGAAAACAACAATCAGGGATGGATAGGCGATGCTCTATCTGGAATGGGGGCAGGACTTTCTGGCAAGGGTGTCCAGTGGCAGCAGGCTCAGACTTTAGCCAAGCGAGAGAAGAGAGAGCTTGACTTGCAAGAGCAAGAAATGCGCGTTAAGGCAGGCTTTACTGACCTAATAACCAGAAAAAGCATGGCCGATGCCGGTGATTGGGGCGGGGTTCTTAACCAGCTTCAAAGTCGCTATGAAAATCTCCAAAGCCTGACACCAATGCCGGGCGGCAGTGATGATGATACTCGCATACATCTCCAATTAGCACAGATTGCAGTAGGTGACGACCCTGCCGCAATGGAGGCTAGGAATCAACTTATGTCTGGAATGACTAGAGGCATGGAGCTAGGAGTAGGCTTAGGTTATTTGTCTGGCACAACTGAAAACAAAATGCAGTTTGGTGATAGCCATATCTTCAAGGATACAGAAAACAATCTGTTTCAGGGTACGCAAAGACGCAACCCGCGCACCGGAGAGGTTGAAAGTGTTTTGTCTCCTGTTGGGCATAATAGCCCTCAAGTTGGTCAGCTTTCAAAAGTCGATAATCTGGGGCTAACCGCAGCACAAGTTGTGCAACAGGCGGGAAATGTAGCTGGTGCGACAACAACAGCAGAGCTTGCTTCTGAATTAAAATTAAAACCAAATGTAGAAGCGGCAGTTGAGAAAGCCAAGCAAGGTGTTATTGCCACCTATAAAAACAGAGACCTTGTAAGAAGCAATGAAGTTGTCTTGCAGACATACGATACTGCGATGAATGGTCTGACGGAGGCACTTGGCGGGACGCTGACTGGCCCAGCAGCAGGATGGCTCCCAGCAATAACAACAAGCCAGCAAATAGCACAAGGAGCTGGAGCAATGATGGAACCAATTCTTAAATCAATATTCAGGAACACAGGGGAGGGCGTATTTACTGACAAAGACCAAGAACTTTTGAAAGCCATGCTCCCTGACAGAAAAGATACTCAAGGAACTATTGCATGGAAAATTAAAAGTATGGACGATATTATAAGAAGCAAACTTGGACAACCTAAAAATTCCGGCAACGTCTCTTCGTCTAGGGCCGACAGTTCGGGTGCTGGCGATGGATAT